GATTGATCTTGAACAGATTCAGAAGATGTGGGAGAAAGATTCAAAGATTGATATAGATAATCTTCACACTGAATCACTCAAGATTCCCACTCTTCATGCAAAATATTATGATGTATACAATAACATATATCTGCTGAGAAAGAAAGCAGAGCAACAGAGAAAGAATATAAGACATGAAAGACACCAATACTATTCTGGAAAAGCAGATCCAGATGTATATGTGCAGAACCCCTTTCCCAAAAAGGTAAGGGATAAAAATGATATGGAAAGATATCTCAGTGCTGATGAGAAACTTTCCAATAGTAGTTTAAAACTTGATTACTATGATACTATGTTGAGATATCTTGAGGAGATACTTAAGCAAATCTCAAATAGAACATATCAAATCAAAAACAGCATAGATTACATGAAGTTTCAATCAGGATTGGGTTAATGGAAGATGATTACTACCAATTAGAATTGCCTATTGAGGCTGTAAAAATGATTCACAAATCACTTGATTTCCATTATCAAAAATGGGCAGGTGGAGACCCTCAAGAGCAAGTAGATATTCAGATGATGAGAGATAACTTCTACAGAATTATTTTAGAACATCAGTTTGAAAACATGTGATAAATATCTGTAGGTGAATCCTACAGTATGGCAGATTTGACAATCCAGAAGGTAAATGAAGTTTACCTGAAGATTAAAACAGAACCTCATATTGAATATGAACTGAGAGATAGATTCACATTTGAGGTTCCAAATAAAAAATTCATGCCCCAGTACAGAAGCAAATACTGGGATGGATTTGTTCATTTATTCAACATGAAGACCAAGAGAATCTATGTTGGTCTTCTTGATAAAGTTGTTGCGTTCTGTGAAAACTCTGGTTATTCCTATGAGTTTGAAGATAATAAATTCTATGGTCCTCCATTTGAAGTCAATGAAATGATTTCTGAAGAGGGAGTGAAGGACTATATGCATTCCATTACTTCATTTCAACCAAGAGACTATCAAATTGATGCTGTTCATGATGCATTGAAGTTCAATAGAAAACTTCTCATCTCACCAACAGCATCTGGTAAGTCATTCATGATTTACTCTATTGTAAGATACTTTGTAGCAAGAGGACAAAAGATACTGCTTGTAGTCCCTACTACATCCCTTGTAGAGCAGATGTTCAAGGACTTCCAAGACTATGGATGGGATGCTGAAAACTACTGCCATAGAATCTATGCTGGTAGGGAGAGAGTAAATACTAATGAAGTAACCATCACAACCTGGCAATCTGTTTACAAATTAGATCGCACCTTTTTTGAGGATTACAATGTTGTGATTGGTGATGAAGCACACCTATTCAAGAGTAAGTCTCTGGTGGGCATCATGGACAAGTTACACCATGCAAAGTATAGATATGGTTTCACAGGTACATTAGATGGCACACAGACCCATAAATGGGTGTTAGAGGGATTGTTTGGTCCATCATACAAAGTAACTGGAACAAAGAAACTTCAAGAAGAGGGACATCTTGCTCAACTTGATATCAGATGTTTAGTCTTGAAGTACAAACCAAAGAAGTTTGATACTTATGAAGATGAGATTCAATTCTTGATTGGTCATGAGAAAAGAAATAACTTTATCAAGAATCTTGCTATTGACCTGAAAGGAAACACTCTTATTCTATACAGCAGAGTGGAGGCACATGGTGCTGTTCTTTTTGATTTAATAAATAAAAGTGTACAAGATGATAGAAAAGTTTTCTTCATCCATGGTGGTGTTGATGCTGAAGACAGAGAAAGGGTCAGAGAGATTACTGAACAGCAGAAAGATGCCATTATTGTTGCTTCCTATGGAACTTTCAGCACAGGCATTAACATCAAGAACCTACACAATGTAATATTTGCCTCTCCATCAAAGTCTCGTGTAAGAAACTTACAGAGTATTGGTAGAGTCCTAAGAAAAGGCAAAGAAAAAGTAAAAGCAAAATTGTATGATATTGCTGATGATTTGACTCTTAATTCAAGGAAAAATTATACCCTGAATCATTTTATTGAAAGAATCAAAATTTATGCACAAGAACAATTCAATTATGAGATTATATCAATCAACATAAAAGACTAGAAAGGAGGTCACATATATGATTGAAGATGACTTTTATTCAACAATAAAACTCAAATGTGGTGATGAAATCTTTTGTAAGGTTGCTCCTACTGATGAAGGAGACAGAACTCTTCTGATTGTTCACAATCCAATTACAGTAGAAGAAATCAAGATTAGAGGAAAGGTAACAGCATATTCATTTGAACCATGGCTTAAAACAACCAAGGATGATATGTTCATCATCAACTTGGAAGATGTTCTTACTATGAGTGAATGTAATGATATTGAAATGATTATGTTCTATCAAGACTATGTACGTAAAGCAAATAAGTCTAACTTCTCTAAACTGAATAGAAAGATGGGATACATCTCTACTGTTCATGAAGCAAAGGAAATCCTAGAGAAACTCTATAAACTGGACTCAAGGACTCAATAGAGCTCGTAACTTCTCTTCAAAAGCAACAAACCTAGTCTACATACAAATCAGATACCTGTCAAGCTGTTGATGTTTAAATCAAAGTTTGGTATAATACAGGTAACTTTATATTATCAATTAATGACAACTGCATATGGAAGACCTATCATGGCAAGACAGAAGAAATCAGAGCACTATGTAAATAACAAAGAGTTTCTGAATGCACTTGAGAACTATTTTGCTCAAGTAGAAAAAGCAAAGTTGAATGACCAACCCAAACCACAGATTCCAAAGTATATTGGTGAGTGCTTCTTGAAGATTGCTAATCATCTATCATATAAACCAAACTTTGTGAACTACATGTTCAAGGATGATATGATCTGTGATGGTATTGAAAACTGTGTAAGATATATTCATAATTTCAATCCTGAAAAGTCCAAGAATCCTTTTGCTTACTTCACTCAAATCATTTACTATGCTTTCTTGAGAAGAATCCAACAGGAAAAGAAACAGTTAGAAATCAAGAACAAAATCCTTGAGAAGACCAACTTTGATGAGGTCTTTGATGCAAATGATCTTGACGCAGGCAACTATAGCGAGTACAATTCAATCAAAGATAACGTCCACAGTAAGTTGAGAAACTAATGAAGGTTGCGATTATTACAGACACTCATTATGGTGCCAGAAAGGGAAGTCAACTTTTTCATGACTATTTTGAAATGTTCTACAAGAACATCTTCTTCCCTGCTCTGGATGAACAAGGTATTGATACTGTTATCCATATGGGTGATGCTTTTGATAGTCGCAGGGGTATTGAGTTTAAATCTCTCAAATGGGCAAAGAGAGTAGTGTTTGATCCTCTCAAAGAGAGAGGTATTACAATGCACTTGATGGTAGGAAACCATGATGCATATTACAAGAACACTAATGAAATCAATGCAGTTGATTTGCTCCTCAAAGAGTATGATAATATAAAGGTCTATTCTTCTCCAACAGAAGTAAATGTTGGTGGACTCAATACCCTCTTTATTCCCTGGATTAATGAAGAGAATCAGAAAGAGACTTTAAATATTATCAATAAGACAAAGTGTGATGTTGCTATGGGTCATCTGGAACTACAAGGTTTCAGAGTGAATAAGAAGATTGTGATGGAGCATGGTCTTTCAAGTGATGTGTTTGATAGATTCAAGAAAGTCTTCTCTGGTCACTATCACACAAGATCTGATAATGGAACTGTATACTACCTGGGCAACCCCTATGAGATGTTCTGGTCAGATGTAAATGATGATAGAGGGTTTCACTTCTTTGATACTGAAACTCTTGAACATACACCAGTCAAGAACCCTTACAGACTGTTTTACATCATTTACTATGAAGATACTGATCATCAACTCTTTGATGCTAGTAAGTACACAAACAAACTAGTCAAAGTTATTGTGAGAAAGAAGACAGACACTGTAAAGTTTGAGAAATTTATTGATAAACTTTACTCATCTAGCATTGCTGATCTTAAAATTATTGAGAACTTTGCTTTCACATCAGTGGATACTCTGGTCTGGGACAAAGAAGATATGGAAGAATCAGAAGACACTATTTCTATACTAGATAGATATATTGATGAGTCTGAAACAGAACTAGATAAATCTATTATTCAATCACTTGTCAAAGAGGTCTATCAAGAAGCTTGTGAACAAATCTGATGTATATCATAGCAATCAAAGGACAAGAAAAAGAAGGAGCATATTCAGTTGTAGATGAAGATCAAGAGCAAGTTCTCTACATCTTTCAAGAGAAGGATGATGCTGAAAGATATGCCATGCAGTTGGAAGACCTTGACTATCCTGATATGACTGTGCTAGAAATAGAAGATGAAGTAATGATCAAGACATGCGAAATGCATGATCACAGATATACTGTGATAACACCCAATGATATTGTGATTCCCCCTGATACTGATGATAACCTTCCAGAAGATTACATGGTCTAATTTCCTTTCAACTGGTCAACATCCAACTACTGTTAATCTTGATCAGTCTGCAACTACATTGATCATTGGATCTAATGGAGCAGGTAAGAGCACTATTCTTGATGCTCTTACCTTTTCTCTGTATGGAAAGGCATTTAGAAAGATCAATAAGAATCAGTTGATCAACACAACCAATGAGAAGAATTGTTTGGTTGTGATTGAGTTCAACACCAATGGTATTGACTGGAAAGTTGAGAGAGGAATCAAACCAAATATCTTCAAGATTTATAGGAATGGTGAAGAACTGAATCAATCATATTCAGCAGCAGAACAGCAGAAGTGGTTGGAACAAACTGTTCTTAAAATGAATTACAAGTCATTCACACAGATTGTGATTCTGGGTAGCAGCACCTTTGTCCCTTTTATGCAACTGCCTGTGTCTAGTAGGAGAGAGGTTGTAGAAGATCTATTGGATATCAAGATCTTCTCCTCTATGAATGTGATTATCAAAGAGAAGATTCGCAATATCAGAGATGAAGTCAAGACACTTGATCTCAAAAAGATCTCTCTCAAAGATAAAGTTGATATGCAGAAAAACTTCATTGAGGAGATTAGTAGTCAGAGTAAAAAGACTATCAATCAGAAAGTTCAAACAATTGCTGAACTTGATGATGAGATTGAAAAATTTACCAAAGAGAATGCATATCTTCAAGAAGAGGCATCTGCTCAATCAGATTCTATGCAGCATTTTTTAGGTGCAAGGGAAAAACTCAAGGAATATGGTAGTATCAAAGGTAAGTTGTCACAGAAGATACAGAACATTGTTAAGGAACACAAATTTTTCAATGAAAATAGGGTTTGCCCTACCTGTGATCAGAATATTGAAGAAGAGTTTAGATTAAATAGAATTGAAGACTCTCAAAATAAAGCACAGGATTTGCAGAAGGGGTTTGAACAACTCCAACAAGCAATCAAAGAGGAAGAGAACAGAGAGTCACAATTCAATGACCTTTCTCAAGTTGTAAGTAAGTTACTTAATGACATCAATCAGAACAATGCTCTCATTTCTGGGCATCATAAACAGATCAGAAGACTGGAATCAGAAATTCAAACTATCACCAGTCAGATTGAGAACAGAAATACTGAGCATGAGAAGCTAGAGCAGTTTAGAGAAAATCTGCAGAGCACTTATGAGGAACTTGCTAAGAGAAAAGAAAGTATTTCCTATTATGACTTCACTTACAGTCTTCTAAAAGACAGTGGAGTAAAAGCAAAAATCATCCAGAAGTATCTTCC